TTTTCTATTTTGCGATAAGTCTGCTTTACATGAGGCATGTACCCACCCACTATTTGGTCCATCTGCTGGATTAAAGAATTCTAAAATTACTTGGTCATAATCACAATTATCAGTAATCCAATCTGCAACTTCTAAATTAGATACGCCATCTATTTCTAAATCAAGTGCTTCTCCTTTACTGTGTTGTGATTTAGTCGAACCACCAATTGCTTCGTTTAATGCTGGTGACCTGTAACCACTATTAATTCTTACTGGTTTACCAAAGTGGTCTCTTAGTGGTTGTGCAATTTCATCAACAACTACTTGTAGATTTTTTAAATGCTCATCATCAGGTATATTATCAATACCCAACTTTGTTGCAGTTGCACTTCTAATTACTTCGTCTAAACTGAAATTCTTACTAAGTTTCACAAACTCTCCTTCTTAAATCACTAGTAGAGAATCTATGGTCTCTCTTGTTGAAATATATTTCAATATCTCTTTGACGGCAAATGTCTCTACCTGTAAAGTCTTTATCACGATATTCGTCTCCTAAGATTCTTACGTCAATAGTATATAGACTTAGAATGTCTTCTAGGTCTTGTTCGGTTGCATAGGGTATAATCTCGTCAACGTATTTAATACCTTTGAGTTGTGTATATCTTTCGACAATTGTTTGAATAGGTGAATTCTTTTCTTTTCTATCTACACTTGGGTCAAACTGTAAACCAACGATTAAGTAATCACATTGTTCTTTTGCATCACGAAGCATCTGGACATGACCCGCATGAAGTAAATCAAATGTACTGCAAGTGAAACCTATTTTCATTGTAATTTTCTCCAGAGAGAATGTAAAACATAAAACCAAACACCATTGATTGCTGGTTCAATAAGTGCGACTGTACCTGCTTCCCATAAACTAGCACCAGTCATTACAGATACGACTGTCATTGCAATAATTACGTGACCAAAGGTATATATCAATGCCAATGTTAAACTAGACTTTTTAAGAAGACTATTAAATGCACCTTGTATACCTGTTGTAAATTCTGTCATTTTATGTTGCCGTCTTTTGCTTCTTTAAATACATAGTTTGTTATCATGATTGGCACAAGAACTGCAATATGTATTATGATTGAAGTGACAATATCATAATTTTGCCAGTCTAACCAAACAATTGCAACTATACCAAAATAACAAGACCACATTACAAACAATGCTAATGTAAAATAACTTTGAATACTTGGGTCTTTAATATAACTTAGTGGATTGTATCGATTGTCCATAACACTTCGCCAACAAGTCAATACCCATTCAATCAATTTCATTACTATCTTCATTTTTTCTCCAACATTTCTTTTGTCATAATATAATCTCGTACAAAATCAGAACGAACTATATCTTTCCAATCAAACTCTATAACTGAAAAACTGTTTAGATGTTCAATTATGTTAATAAATTCAATAATGCCTGCTTTATCTTTTAACTGTTTAAAATCACTTTGATAGTAATCACCACAAAAGATAATTCGACAATTATTGCCAACTCGGGTAATTATACTATCTAATTCATGAAATGTCAAGTTCTGACATTCATCAATTATAAGAATAGAATTGTTAAACGTGGTACCACGAATGTAAGATGTTGATAGAAACTCTATCTGGTGTTTAGTTTTAAGTGTCTCATACGAGTTCTTATCATTAAATAACTCTGTACACATTTGTTGGTATGGTGTTTCAAATGCAGATAACTTTTCTTCTACTGTCCCTGGTAAGAAACCTAAATCTCTTGTTGGTACAACACTTCTTATGATAACAAGTTTTTTATAATCTGTTCTACCAAAGACTGCATTTAATCCAAGATATAAAGACATAAATGTTTTACCTGTACCAGCACTTCCATTTAAAACTAAATTATCTCCACCTTTCCATGCAGAAAAAGTTTCTTGTTGATGTTCGGTAATGGGTTTTATATTAATTGGTTTTAATTTCATTTATACTAGACAATTCAATGTCTTCAAATTTTTTATCATCAACTAACCAAACTAGTATTTTCTCTCCTTGTTTTTGATTTATTTTTACGTCTTGAAGAGTACATGTTTTAGTAAACACTTTTTCACTGGTCATACTTTGAAAAGTAATAATTACATTACCTTTTAGTAAGTGCTTTTTTAGTGTCTCAAAATCCATGTAAGGGTAGATATGCATTAATGATTTCTTTTACCGTCAAATACACAAACAAAATATAAATGTTCTGTGCTTTCATTATAAACTCGATGAAATGCTCCATCTGGTATTAGAATAACATCGCCTGGTTTTACGTTAAATTTTTCATTATCTACTTCCATAGTGCCAGTGCCACTTACAAAGAAATAAACTTCTTCTTGACCTGAGTGGTTATGTCCTGTAGTTTGTTTAAATGGATTCAATAATGTTGAACTCAAAACAAGTTTATCAAGAGTTTTATTATCTTTGAGTAAATAGGTTTCATTGTCTTTGACAATTTCACCACCAATATCGTTAATCGTGAACTGTATTGGGTTTTGAGAGTCCATGTTTGACGGCGACTTCATTATTTCCACCTGCTTCTTTTTTAATTTTAGTTAGTAAATTCTTCCAATCACCACTTGTTTTGTTAAGTGTTGACCCTGCTTGAGATATTGATGCGGGTGCAGATACTTTTTTCTCTAGGTGTGGATTGTCTGCTTTAAATTTATCTAAGTCTTTATAAGACATTCGATGTTCTTCTATCTCGTTTGTTTCAGTATTGTAAAATTCATATGTTATCATAATATACTATTTATAGTTGACGTAAGGGAGAACTCGATACTCCCTTACGAGATAAGACCACCCCCTATTGTGTTTCGTTATAAGAATCACATATAGATTGCTTAAGGAATCCACGTTTTATGGTGAGTTTTCGAACTAAATTATCTTTACCTTGTTTCTTTAATCGATAAATTCTATTATCTAGTTCTCTTTCATCTTTCCTTAAACGTTCTACTTGTGCCAATGTCATACATTGCCCTCCTTAAGTATCATAACGAAACTGGGAGTCAAGTTCTTTAAAAGTTCCCTACTTATTCGTCAAATCCAGAACCTTTAATCAGACCAGGGAATGCCTCTCTGGCAAGACCTTCAGTAAGATACTTTGCAGGTTGTTCTTTGTTTATCATTTTAACAACAATCTCTGCATCTTCCGCATGAATAGATTCTAGCAACTGTACAAATTTTCGTTCTATCTTGAATTGAGGTACACCTTGAGTTCTTCTACCACGTACAAAATCACCGAATTGTCTATGCAATCTTCTCAATGAAGATGGCACACTTTCTGGTCGATTTGGTGTATATGGTGGTTTGCCTGCAGGTAACATAAACTCTAGAGTACTATCGTAACAACCTCGAACAACATCTTTTAATGCTGGTATAGAGTTGTCTTGTAAGAATTTTACTCTTTCGTTCTTGCTTTTAATGTTTTCAAAACGTTCTAGAATTTCGTATAGTTCTAATTCCATAATTATTTCCTATAAAGTTATATATAAAAATCACTCCCTTTACGGGAGTAATTTCACCAAAGTTAAACTATTTAGTTAACTTTTAAAAGCATCTAAAAGAATGCTTTTTGTTTCTGTGACACCAGGCATGTCATTAATATATTGACCATCACTATCAAAACATTCTTCATCAAACTTAGTTTGAATAAAATCTGCCTGTTGTTCAACATAGTCTACAAAAGATGCATATGGTTTTTCACCATGTGCTTTTCTTTCATAGCAATTCTCTGCATACATTTTACGTGCAAATACATCTAACTCAGATAAGTATTCTTCTGAGTGGTTACCAGACCAATATGGTTCGCTTCTAATATTACTCATGATGCAATAGTATAATTTGAATCAGAAATAATTGTTTTACCATATTCATCTTGAAACTTGAGTTTCTCAATGAAATAGTTTTCAAATAAACCTTCATCTTCTTGAAGGTCACCATTTAATTGCATTCTTTTTTCTAAAGACTCATATGCTTCACTTTCGTAACTTTTGAAGTCTTTGTAAGATATAACTTCGTCTTCACGAACATTATAATAATGCGATAATAATTGACACTCTTTACTGTTAAGTGCAATCGTTACAGGATAACCAGTCGCTATATGCTCTAGTTCTACGTAATTTTTTAACTCTATCATTTATACCTCTCTATTAGTTAAGTTATTATTATACTTGGTTTTACTTCTTTTGTCAAGTTTTTTTTTAATTAATTTAAAGAAATCGTCTAATTCTTTTTGTTCTTTTTCGGTGGGTTTAAAGTGTGGGTTTAAGAAGTACTCTTCTAGAAGAGTACCTCTTTTATAACCTCCGGTGCCTCGCACTAGGCAACCTCTTTAACTGATTCTAAGTAATCAGCATTATCAAGTGCATTCAAAACAATCTGTTTCTTTGCTTCTTCTACTGAAAAGACAGAAAAGAACCTTCTGACTTTTTCAGTCTCGCCCTTCTCGTTTTCTACTTCTTTCATAAAAAATAAAGTTGCAAACTTCTTAAGACCTTTTAAGTCTTTACCAGAACACTTTAAATATTTAATTAACTGCTTAAAAGTCGCAAACTCTTGACCTTCATCAGCGCCATTTATCATAAGAGTATCAAAGTTAGAACCTGTATACTCTTTTTTACTTATTGCATTAATCATTTTTACCTCTCTAATTAATTTATGTTGTTATTATAACAAGTGAATCAAGTATTGTCAAGTCTTTTTTTTACATTTTTTATATGTCCACGAAGTTGTTCCATATTAATCTTAGTATCATAATCAAACAAACTTAAATTTATAGGTTCTGGACATGACTTAATTAGGTCATCTAAGTGAATAGTTTCGATTCTACCCTTTAATATGTATTGACCATCGACTATTTCTAGAATATCGTCCATATTACGTCTCTCAGTCCACATGGAGTTATTAACAGAAACATGACTAGATGATACATCTATGTCATAAAAGTCGTCTGGTGGGACTCCTAGAGAGTCTGGTGTGAATTCAGAATCACCACTTATATAGTTTACTAGCAATGGGATTGCAGTATCTACACTACCATAATGTGAAATAAATTCTATATTATACTCTTTACACATGTCTATATGTTTTTGTGTCATTGTAAATCCACACATAACTAGTATTGTGCCTTTTTGTAGTCCACCATTTTTATCAAAGAATTCAATAAACCAACCTAGCATTTTTTCGTTTGGTATCATTACATGATTAAAGTCAATTAAGTTAAGACCTTTGACTTGCCATTCGGTAAACTCTGCCATTGTAAACGACCTATGTTTTTTAACTACCATAAGTGCTGGTAATAATGTACACAACATTGCACTAACATGGTGCATATTTTTACTATGTAATATTTTAGTATCTGGTTTTAATTTAAAAACATCAATATTTCTTTGTGCTATTGCATATACTTCTTTATGTGTGAATTCAACTTTACGAGAAGGTTTAGTAGAACCAGAAGTAGAACTAATTAAAAATATATCATCTTCTGATACTTCACTAATATAATCCATACCTGTTGGTATTTTTAATTTAAGTTCTTGTGCATCAATTAGTTCTTTACTATATTCACGAATCATTTTACCATGCAAACCACCATAAAGTTCATCGCCTTTAAAAGCATTATGAATTAAATAGTCGACAGGACCATGAAGTGCGAGTTTAGTATAAGGTAAAGACTCTTTAGTTGCAGGCGCATCAATTAAAAATATTTTTAAACCTAACTCGGCACATGCAATAATAGATGTTAAATGTAAATGATTTACATCTAGAATACCAATAGCAATTGTTTCTCCTTTGCGAACATTGTAGTTCTCTTTGAGTAACATTTTCCATTGTCTTATTTCATAAACAAGTTCTGCTTTTGATTTATTAGTATCAAAATTTATTTCATCGTTTATTATATCACGATTAATTTTGTTTTCCGACATCGTATACAATTTTGTGTGTAAAAGGTTCTGTAAGTTTACTTTTAAAAAACTCAAGTGTTTTTGAGTTAGGGAATAGTATGTTTTCTATCTTATGTTCACGAATTGCCTTAATAGCATAATTTGTAACGTATTCATAAATAGGTGCTTCTTCGGGACGTTCAGTATGTTCCATCAAAGTAACATTAAATATTTCTTCACAATTCATTAATGCTGGTAACAAGTAATAATCAAGACAACTATTATGATGAATTATTCTAGACATTGCACAATTTTTATAAGGAAATGAATATTGCTTTGCTGACTTGATAATTTGTTTATGAGTAAAATAGTCTGGGTGCCACCACTCATCATAATGTGTTATATCCATACATGGGTCAAGAGACATAACTGCATATGAATCTTCGCTAACTTCCCATGGTTGAATTGGTGTTCCTGGATATGGTGCAACATCGTCCATCAACATAACATTATCTGTACCCTGTTCGTTTTTCCAATGAGAATATAAATTTACTATCTCAGCATAAAGACCATCTTTTAAATCCATACGAGTTAATCCACCTGAATTGTTTGGGTCTAATGGTTTATTTAAGTCATGTACACAAAATTCTTGATAACCACGAAAATGCTTACTAAGAATAGTAATCATATATTGACTAGCACCTACCATATGTTTTGTATTTTTCTTTGTTTCTAATATTCTATCTGAGATAGTAATAACTTTAAGTCCAAGTTCCCATGCCGCAAACAATGCCGCATAGTAATCAGTTGGACAATTTAATGTTGTGACACTAATACTATCATTCTTTTTTATACCTTTATCAAGATACATATGTTTGAACTTGTTGATTCTATGGCATATTTTTTCATATGATGTGCCATTTATGATGATATTAGGATTTATTAGTTCTCTTGAAATAATCATTTTTCATTTCTTTTATAAATTTAGAATGTATCTTACATCCAATAAACTCATTAAAGTAATCGTTTCTTAATAGAACGTCATTTTCAAATTGAAGTTTTGTTTCATAGTAAGAACACTCGCCTTTTGTTCGACATAATTGTAATATTTTTCTGTCAAAATGAAATCCTTGTTCGACAAGTTGTTTAACTTCTGCAGACGAACCATGATAAATTTTCCAATCAGATTGGACTCTAGTAATAACTTTACGTTTTCTTGATTTATTTTTAGGTAAAACTTTCTTTTTCCAAAAGAATTTCTTACCAATATATTTCATACCAGTTTCAAGTTCTGTTACTTCGTAGACGAAACCTTGATAGTTTTCAAGTTCTTCTTCATTCATATTGAATGGTTCATCATTATAATACCACATAATTCTATTTATTTATTCTTTATCATGTAAATATTGAACCATAGAATTATTATTGCCCCACCATGTAATTAGTGCTAATCTTACTCCTTCTGTAACTTCTGTTACAGAATGTAATGCATTACCTGGTATTAAAAGAGTTTCATTTGCTTTTATTTTAATTTTTTGTCTTTGATATGGAGATTCTGAATTAGCATATTCATTAATATAAAAGTCGCCACCTTTAAATTCATTTGGTTCAGATATTAATGTTGTTGTTGAAATAAGACTAAATGCATCTTCGTGTTTATGTGGAGTTGCAAGAGCGCCTTGTTGATATTCTATAAAATACCAAGATTGTAAATTTAAATCTATTTTAAAATGTTTTTTTATTTTATCTGTAAATTTATTTGGTGTATCAGATGCAGTTTTAAAAATTGAAATTAAATATTTGTATATGTGAATACTATTCTTTGGTACTATGGGTTTGTATTCTAGAGTTTTAGACAACTCTTTTAATTCTTTAAATTCTGTATCTGTAAATATAGTATCAAGATTTAATTTCATCGTGAACTATTTAGACTTAATTTAACAGTTCAGTTACGATAGCATCTGCACCACACATTGGGCAAAAAACAGGTTCTTCGTTCTCTCCTTCTTCAACAATTACATGTGTATCGACACCACACACATCGCATCTTATTTCGTATTCTCTTTCGACAGAATCTAACAAACTAACAACCTACATTTGCTATTGCTTCATCTAATTTATCTTCAATACGTTCTAATGTTTGTGGTGTGTCCACATCTTCCCAACCCCAATCGCCTTCAAGACCATTAACAGAATACTCTGTGACTCTTTTCTCAAAGAAGTTATCATGTGATGCGCCATTAAGTACCCAATCTAACCATGGTAGTGGATTATCTTTTGCATTAAAGTTTGGTTTCATACCAAGTTGTAATAATCTTCTGTCTGCAATATGTCTTATATATTGTTTGACATCTTCTTTTTTAAGACCTTCTATTTCGTGGTCATTGTATGCAAGGTCAATAAATTTATCTTCTAACTTAACAACATCTTTTGCAATCTTGTAGATTTTAGACTTAAGTTCGTCTGTGACAATACGTGTATGTTCACCACAAAAATCTCGAAATAGTTTTGCATTACCTTGGACATGTAAAGTCTCGTCACGAATTGACCACTCGACAATTGTCCCCATACCTTTCATCTTACCAAATCTTTGAAAGTTTAATAACATGACAAATGATGCAAAGACAGAAAGACCTTCGTTAAATACTGATTGTGCAAGTGCTAGTGCTAAACCTGTGTGACTTGAAATATCACCATCTTTCATAAAGTCAATCTTGTCTGCCATTTCTTTGTATTCTAGAAATGCACTAAAGTCTTCATCTGGTAAACCAAGAGTATCATTTAATAATGCATATGCACGTTGGTGAACACCTTCTCTGTTTGCAAAAGATGATAACATGTTTCTTACTTCATTATTCTTGAACTTCGGTATCAGTAGTTCGTGGTAGTTCTCGCCCACTTGAACATCGCTTTGAGTAAATAGTCTTAGTACTTGAGTAATGAATAATTTTTCGTCTTCGTTGAGTTTGGTTCGCCAATCCTGCACGTCCTCTGAAAGTTCTGCTTCGTCTTCTATCCAATGTATCTCCTCATGTTTTTTAGTTAGTTCAACTGCCCATGGGTAGATGAATGGTTTGTACGTTTTTGAAAACTCTAGTAATGCCATAATTATTCCTGATTGTGTTTTTTATTTTGTTGTTGTTTTATTATTTCTTTTAATTGTTTTTTGGTTATCCTTGCAGTTTGTTGTTGCATTGGTTGTGCCATATATCCCTATCCTTCACATGCTTTACAATCCTCTGATTCTTCTGCCTGTGCTTTGTTAAATACCTCCATAAGGTCATCGTAACCACCCACATATTCACCTTGTAAATATATTTGCGGGACAGTCTTAACACCCTTACGACCTGTAACTTCTCTTGCAGTCTTACCAATCTCTTCAAGATTAATCTCATCGTATGGTATACCACGAAGTTTAAGTTCTTCTTTTGCAAGTTGACAAAAAGGACAATTGGGTTTTGTATACACAATTGTACTTGTATCACTTTGGAGTGCGACTCTCTCTACTTTCTCAGAAACATTCTCAGCACGAGATTTTGCTTCTGTTCGCAAATAGTATAATCCTTTCAGACCTGAACTCCATGCACGTAAGTGTACTTTGTTCACGTATGATTTATCTGCTCCAGCAGGAAAGAATAAATTGACAGACTGGCCTTGACATATGTAAGGTTGTCTATCTCCTGCATGACGAACTACCCAGTTTTGGTCTAATTCATCGGCAGTTTTATATATACTTTTTTCACCTTCTGTAAGGAACGAAAGATGCTGGACAGACCCCTTATTAGTGATAATAGAACTCCAAATGCTATCATTATTCATTTCTTTTGATTCAAGTAATTCTTCTAGATATTTGTTCTTGACAAGAAAACTACCAGCACGAGTTCTATGTGTGTATGCATTTGCTTTAAGTGGTTCTATTGAAGGACTTGTTCCAAGAATAACACCACTAGATGCATTTGGGGCAATCGCAAGTAAGTGAGAGTTTCTTTTACCACTCTTTGGTCCATCTAAATATGCACCACGTTCTTCTGCAAGTATCTCTGTTTCTGCATGTGCTTCATCGTGAATAAACTTAAATACTTGGTCGTTAATATCTTTTGCAAGTTCAGATTCCCATGCAACACCATGCTTATGTAAGAGAGAATGAAATCCCATTGCACCAAGACCCAAACTTCTTTCTCTTGATG